TTACGGGGTAATGCCAACCGCTGCCGCCACTTTGTCGCCACTTGGCAGCGTTGCCAGAGGATTGAAACGGAGCGCCGTTTCCAGATGATCCGGTGCCAGATGTGCGTAACGCATAGTCATTTTTATATCGTGGTGTCCGAGAATTTTTTGTAAGGCCAGAATGTTTCCACCCGACATCATGAAGTGCGCCGCAAACGTATGGCGCAGAACGTGTGTGAGTTGACCGCGAGGGAGTACGATAGACGTTTTTTCCATCACGGATAAAAATTGAAAATAGCAGTCTGTGAAGAAATTGAACCCATCAAGCGCCATGATCTCTTCGTAAAGCTCTTTACTGATAGGGATGCTTCTGTTTTTCTTCCCCTTCGTTCTGACAAAGGTAATTCGGTATTTGGTCACCTGTGAGCGGGTAAGATTTACGGCTTCACGCCAGCGTGCGCCTGTGCTTAAGCATATCTTAACTACCAGTGCCAGAATTGGGTCCTGACGTTTGCAATCAGCCAGCAATTCAACAATCTGCTCATGGGTAAGCCATGCCATCTCTTTTTCTGCGATGGTGAATTTTCGCATGTTCTCCAGTGGGTTCGGATACGACCATTCGCCCAGACGGGATAGTTCGCTAAAAACACTACTTAGATAGCTTTGCTCCAGGTTAATGGTGACCGGGCTTGCTCCTTTCTTCCATTTCTCGCTGAAGTAGATCTCGCCTGTCAGGCGTTTATCTCGATAGTGGGCAAACATTTTAGAGGTGAGATCGGTTGCAAGAGGATTGCCCAGAGCGTCAACCATCAACAGCAATTTGTCATAGACATGCTGCCCAGCTGTCAGAGATTTACCATGTAGTTTGAACCATAGCTCAACCACGTCTTTCAGTGTTCGACGATCCACTGATTCACCCAGCCAGGGCTTTGCTTCGGTTTCTTCCATCGTGTGGCGCTCAAAAGCCAGTGCTTCGCCTTTGGTGACGAATTGTTTACGCACACGACGCCCACTTCGTCCGGCGGGGTAACATTCGCAAAGCCATTTCCCAGTGGTGAGTTTTCGTACTGCCATAAAAAATGCCCTCCAGTAGAGAGCATTTTCACTGTATGTATAACCAGTGTCAATGTATGAAATCCTACGACCATACATCTCACTGAAGCCATAATTAAGTTGGCTATTCTTTTTGCTATGTGAGCATGTAACTTTTGCGGTTAACCTGCGGCTCATTTTTATTTTAGACGCAGATATAAAAGCAAAAGTTATCGTGAGTTTTTAGTACAGATTTTTTTGGATTTACTAATAGTTCCATCATTGCAAACGAATTTGCCATCTGAGGTACAGTGAGAAACACCTCCCTTTTTCCCTGAGCAGGGATAATTTCTAGCATAGGTAGTTAGTGGGTTTAATAACAAAGAACATGACAAAACCACAAAAAATACCTTACCAAGCATAGTTTCCTCCCGGTACTATTTAACATACTTGACTGTTAAACTTATAATTTTACCAATTATTTCAATGTCTTCTATCTTGCATTCGAAGGCTCTGTTTCCACCCTCGACGAAGATTCTTCCACCGGGTAAACGAGTAATGTCACGGATCGTTATTTCGCCATCAATACTTATTACCCATTTACCATCACGTATATCATCAAATTCTTTATCACAAATAAATTCAGAATTGTTATCTGTGATGACAAAAGGTTTTTTAAACGTAGAGGGTAGAAATCCCTTATCAAAAATATAAAAACCGTCTTTCTGCAATGCTCCATCAGACAATAAATATTTTTCTACTTCTATAGTATTTGTATTTGCTGATGCTTGCTTTGAACCATGCCCTGTTGTTAGCCAATTAAGCGAGGTGCCCGTTTCAAGGGCGCACTGGATTACCCAATCTGCTGGAAAAATATCACGCATATAGCGCGTTGCCATGGTGCTCTTAGAAACACCTAAATGATCACATAGAGCCTGACGGGTACCGAACCCATATGCTTCAACTAAACGTTCTATGGCTTTCTTACCGCCGCTATTGAAATCCACAAGTCCTCCAAAGAAATCCAAAATTCGTTGACAGATTCCAAAAGCGATCTTAAAGTTGAACCAGAAGTGTTCTTTTGGAGCCTTCACTACTAATCACGACAAACAACGGCTCGCCACAAGCCATATCTAGAAGGAATGTTGCCTTATGACACCTAACATTTCAATTACTCTGAATACACCACATGTCACAATCGAACGTTATAGCGAACTGACTGGCCTTTCTATTGATACGATTAACGACATGTTGGCTGATGGCCGACTACCTCGTCATCGTCTTCGTAAAGACAAAAAACGTGAAAAGGTAATGATTAACATGGCTGCTCTGACTGTTGATGCTTTGTCTGCTTAATAGACGTCTATTTTCGCAATAAGACGCTGAGTTCGATTTTGCGATAAGTTCGGAGTTGAAAACCATGTTTGATTACCAAGTTTCCAAACATCCACATTTTGATGAAGCCTGTCGTGCATTCACACTGCGCCACAATCTGGTGCAACTGGCAGAACGTGCGGGCATGAATGTGCAGATTCTGCGGAACAAGCTGAACCCAGCTCAACCTCATTTATTAACCGCACCAGAAATCTGGCTGCTTACCGATCTGACTGAAGATTCAACGTTGGTAGATGGTTTTCTGGCACAGATTCATTGTCTGCCATGTGTACCGATTAATGAGGTAGCAAAAGAGAAACTGCCGCATTACGTCATGAGCGCAACTGCAGAGATCGGGCGTGTTGCAGCAGGTGCGGTATCTGGTGATGTAAAAACTAGTGCCGGTCGTCGTGATGCTATCAGCAGCATTAACTCTGTAACACGACTGATGGCGCTGGCTGCTGTTTCATTGCAGGCCCGTTTACAGGCTAATCCTGCGATGGCGAGTGCAGTTGATACCGTGACTGGCCTCGGTGCTTCATTCGGTTTGCTGTGAGGTGCTTATGCTGACGAAAGAACCATCATTTGCATCGCTGCTGGTAAAACAAAGCCCGGCAATGCACTACGGTCACGGCTGGATCACGGGTGAGGATGGAAAACGCTGGCATCCATGTCATTCACAAGATGAATTGCTGTCTGAATTGACCACGAGGAAACGGAGAAAGTCCAAATGTATGCGGCAGAAAGTGAAGTGGTTTATCAGTTTCGTTACAGAGGGGAGAGTTATTCAGTACCTGAAGATGATTTGCTCTGTTGCTATCCGTCATTGTCGGGCGATGGCAGTTACTTTTTCACGTTAAAGGATGGGACGTTTTTACGGGGAGAGCAGGTTAAAGAGACGATACGAAAAAATGTATCTCCTCTTGAGCGTTACCGTAAGAACAAAGAACGATAGCTGCGTTTGGGGGATATGAAGTATGGCAATTAATGGCGCTGCAGCAACTGTTCCATTAAGCCCCGGTGAACGCCTGAATGGACTTAATCACATTGCAGAGTTAAGGGCGAAAGTTTTTGGCCTGAATATTGAGTCAGAGCTTGAGCGGTTTATTAAAGATATGCGTGATCCACGGGATATCAATAATGAACAAAATAAACGGGCACTGGCTGCCATATTCTTTATGGCAAAAATTCCAGCTGAACGTCATAGCATCAGCATTAATGAGCTGACCACTGACGAAAAGCGGGAGCTGATTAAAGCAATGAATCATTTTCGTGCAGTGGTGAGCTTATTTCCCAGACGGCTAACCATGCCGAATTAACCAACTAATGAAATCAATGGCGTAAACCCGCCGGGCATCCCTTTATCTAAATTCAGGAGAATTGATTATGCGTAATATTGAAACCCTCACGACTAAAACCGGACCGGATGACGCAGGGCTTAATATTTTACTGACAGAGGCTCGTCTGGAAGAACGCCGGGCAAGGGCTGAAGCAATGGCTGCTCGCCTTGATAGCCTGGCGTGTCATATCACATCCCGCCAGCTAACCCACGTGGAAGCGGCAGAACTGCTGCGCGTGACTGCTGAAGCAATCCAGAACGAAGCGCAGGAGATCCACTAATGGCTGATGCAATGGATCTCGTACAGCAGCGCGTTGAAGAAGAACGCCAGCGCCATATCCGTGCAGCCCGTGCCAAATCACCGGGCGTGTCACGCGTACTTTGCATTGAATGTGAAGCGCCAATTCCGCCAGCACGACGCCGCGCCATTCCGGGAGTGCAGCTTTGCATTACCTGTCAGGAAATCGCAGAACTGAAAGGCAAACATTACAACGGAGGTGCTGTATGAGCACCATCCTGAAATGGGCGGGAAATAAAACCGCCATTATGCCAGAACTGAAAAAATACCTTCCTGCTGGCCCGCGACTGGTTGAACCTTTCGCGGGTTCCTGTGCTGTGATGATGGAAACGGATTATCCCAGCTATCTGGTTGCGGATATTAATCCTGATTTAATCAACCTCTATAAAAAGGTTGCCGCTGATTGTGAATCGTTTATATCTCGCGCCAGAGTTTTATTTGAGATCGCAAACAGGGAGGTGGCTTATTACAACATAAGGCAGGAGTTTAACTGCTCAACTGAAATTACTGATTTCATGAAAGCGGTATATTTCCTGTATCTTAATCGTCACGGTTACCGTGGTTTATGTCGCTATAACAAGAGCGGGCATTTCAACATCCCCTACGGTAATTATAAAAATCCGTATTTCCCTGAAAAAGAACTTCGCACATTTGCAGAAAAAGCCCAGCGAGCAACGTTTATCTGCGCCAGCTTTGATGAAACGCTGGCGATGTTGAAGGCGGGAGATGTGGTGTATTGCGATCCGCCGTATGACGGTACGTTTTCCGGCTATCACACTGATGGTTTCACTGAAGATGACCAGTATCACCTGGCATCCGTTCTTGAACATCGGTCATCAGAAGGACATCCAGTCATTGTTTCTAACAGTGACACATCCCTGATCCGTTCGCTGTATCGCAATTTTACTCACCACTATATCAAGGTAAAACGCAGCATCGGTGTGGCAGCTGGCGAGGGTAAATCAGCAACAGAAATCATTGCTGTTTCCGGGCCGCGCTGCTGGATGGGATTTGATTATTCGCGTGGCGTGGATAGTTCTGCCGTGTACGGAGTACGTGCATGAGTCATGCCGATATGAACAACTGCTGCGGCTTTAACGAGGCTGCTGCAGCATTCTCATGGAACAGCCCGAAAAAGGCCATTAACCCTTATCTGGACCCGGCGGAAGTTGCGCCGGTTTCTACGCTTTCAAACCTGATCACTCTGTACGCTGCCGATAACGAGCAGGAACAGTTGCGCCGCGAGGCACTGAGTGATCAGGTCTGGGAGCGTTATTTCTTTAATGAATCACGTGATCCTGTCCAGCGCGAAATGGAGCAGGATAAGCTCATTAGCCGGGCAAAGCTGGCGCATGAGCAGCAGCGTTTTAATTCAGACATGGTCATTCTGGCGGACGTCAACGCCCAGCCTTCCCATATCAGCAAGCCGCTGATGCAACGTATTGAATACTTCAGCAGCCTGGGCAGGCCAAAGGCTTATTCCCGCTATTTACGTGAGACGATTAAGCCATGTCTGGAACGACTGGAGCATGTACGCGACAGTCAGCTATCTGCATCTTTTCGCTTTATGGCAAGCCATGAAGGGCTGGACGGCCTGCTGATCCTGCCTGAAATGAGTCAGGATCAGGTGAAACGCCTGTCCACCCTGGTAGCTGCGCATATGAGTATGTGCCTTGATGCAGCTTGTGGTGATTTGTATGCCACCGATGACGTTAAGCCAGAAGAAATCCGCAAGACATGGGAAAAGGTGGCAGCGGAAACCCTGCGTCTGGATGTCATCCCACCTGCGTTTGAGCAACTCCGTCGGAAAAGAAACCGCCGTAAACCCGTGCCCTATGAACTCATTCCGGGTTCGTTGGCGCGTATGTTGTGTGCCGACTGGTGGTATCGGAAATTATGGAAGATGCGTTGTGAATGGCGGGAAGAGCAGTTGCGTGCTGTCTGCCTGGTCAGCAAAAAAGCATCCCCCTATGTCAGCTATGAAGCAGTGATGCATAAACGTGAGCAGCGCCGTAAGTCGCTGGAGTTTTTCCGTTCTCATGAACTGGTGAACGAAGACGGCGACACGCTGGATATGGAAGATGTGGTAAACGCCAGCAGCAGCAACCCGGCGCATCGCCGCAATGAGATGATGGCCTGTGTTAAAGGTCTGGAGCTTATCGCGGAAATGCGCAGTGACTGCGCCGTTTTCTACACTATCACCTGTCCGTCGCGTTTCCATTCCACGCTCAATAACGGCAGACCCAACCCGACCTGGACAAACTCGACGGTAAGACAAAGCAGCGACTATCTGGTCGGCATGTTTGCTGCATTTCGTAAGGCGATGCACAAAGCCGGATTGCGCTGGTATGGCGTGCGGGTGGCTGAGCCGCATCATGACGGTACAGTTCACTGGCACCTGTTGTGTTTTATGCGCAAAAAAGACCGCCGCGCCATCACTGCATTACTGCGTAAGTTTGCCATCCGTGAAGACCGCGAGGAGCTGGGCAATAACACTGGGCCGCGCTTTAAGTCTGAGTTGATTAACCCGCGCAAAGGAACGCCGACAAGCTACATCGCGAAATATATCAGTAAGAACATTGACGGGCGTGGTCTGGCTGGCGAGATCAGCAAGGAAACGGGTAAATCTCTGCGTGATAACGCTGAATACGTTAATGTCTGGGCGTCTCTGCATCGTGTTCAGCAATTCCGCTTCTTTGGCATTCCGGGGCGTCAGGCTTACCGTGAACTGCGATTGCTGGCTGGTCAGGCGGCAAGGCAACAGGGTGACAAAAAAGCAGGTGCTCCGGTACTGGATAACCCGCGCCTTGATGCCATTCTGGCTGCTGCTGATGCTGGCTGTTTTGCCACCTACATTATGAAGCAGGGCGGCGTGTTGGTTCCCCGCAAATATCACTTGATCAGAACCGCTTATGAAATCAACGAAGAGCCGACAGCCTATGGCGATCACGGCATTCGTATTTATGGCATCTGGTCACCCATTGCAGAGGGCAAGATCTGCACTCATGCAGTGAAGTGGAAAATGGTTCGTAAGGCCGTTGACGTTCAGGAGGCGGCAGCCGACCAGGGCGCTTGCGCCCCTTGGACTCGTGGCAATAACTGTCCCCTTGCTGAAAATTTGTACCAACAAGGGAAAGACAAATCAGCTGATGGAGATACCAGAACGGATATCACTCGCATGGATGACAAGGAGTTGCACGATTACCTGCACAGTATGAGCAAAAAAGAGCGCCGGGAACTGGCAGCAAGGTTACGCCTGGTGAAACCGAAACGGCGTAAAGACTACAAACAGCGAATTACAGACCATCAGCGACTGCAGCTCGTGTATGAACTGAAGTCCAGAGGATTTGATGGCAGCGAGAAAGAGGTCGATTTGCTCCTTCGCGGTGGCAGTATTCCGTCAGGAGCAGGCCTGCGTATCTTCTATCGGAACCAGCGTTTGCAGGAAGATGATAAGTGGCGGAACCTGTATTAATCACGTGGGTTAACAATTCGTGCTCTTAATAATACCAGGCATATCAGGCTGATGAACGTAAAAAACGTTTTACATCAGTAAGATTATTATATACTGTAAATATAAACAGTGGTTGTGCATACAGTGTTGCTTGTGGTGTCATAGGAGGAAAGATGCAGGACTATTTTTTGGAGTCTTTGAAGCTCCAGCGCATTGATTTTTTTCTTAAGCTTGTAGCGGCTAGTGAGTGTAGTGATGAAGAGAAGGGGCTGGCTCTGCAGTGGGTTTCTGAGTTGACTGATGAGCTGATGGCGAGAATTCGCGCTCATGAATACAACCACTAGATGGATCTTCCCAGTAGTTTTTCGAAACTGAAAACAACCGAGTGAAAGTTACGACACTTGAGATTTTCACTTGGGTTATAATCAGAATACTTGTTTTCGTCCACAAATGTACATGCCATGCATTAATGTGGTGATAGCTTTCAATTTTTACTAAATGGTTTCAATTGCTTCTTATGAATCATGTAATGTTAGATATAGAAACATTGGATGTTGAAAAAACAGCTTATATCCTTTCAGTTGGTGCGGCTTTTTTCGTGCCGGAGACTGGCGAGATTGGTCCGGGTTTCTATCAAGTTATTTCGCTTGATCATGAACAAGCAGGCAGAACCATTGCCCCCTCTACTGTAAAGTGGTGGATGAATCAAAGTACTGAAGCTAAAAACGAAAATTTTGATGGCACTAAGGACCTTTTAGAGGTTCTGAATGAATTTGTGGCATTTATTCATCATAATCGTACTGGCCGAGTAAAAGTGTGGGGAAACGGGAAAGAGTTTGACTGCACGATCATGCATCATGCCCTGTTACAGGCGGGTCTGGATTGCCCATGGTCATTCAGAGATACTCTTGACGTTAGAACCATCTTAGCACTTGGTGAAAGCAAAGGAATTTTTTCTCATGCTGATAAAAATTTCACTGGCATTAGGCACACAGCATTCGATGATGTTTTATTTCAGATCGCACAGGTTTCTCACATCTATATGAATTTAAATAAAAAATAAATATAGGACTTAGCTATGGATTGCTTAGATGTAACCTATTGGACTGAGCTAGATGTTTTCGCACAGTATCCTGTTGGTGCTCGCTCTAAGGCATTGGTTATTTCCCCTGATGTTGCCCCCCATGGTATCAAAGCATCGTGGCCGTATCTTTTTAAGAGAAGTATTAAAAAATACCCAGATCAATTTTGGTGTGAGATCGTTGCCTACAGGATTGGATTGCAGCTTGGTTTTAATGTCCCCAAAGCAGTTCCTTCGTTAAAGACTAATGATTTGGGGCATACGTTTTGCGGGGCCCTCATTGAGTGGTTTCATCATAAAGATTATGAGAAATTTGCTCCCGCTGGTGATTACTTTGTTCGAAGAGATCCAAATTTTGATCGTGAGAAAGGAGCTAAGCATTCCATTGAAGGGCTGAGGATTATCGCGAAAGCTCTTAAAGTTGACTATGTTGAGTGGTTGGAGAATATGGCTCTCTTTGACGCAGTAATAGGTAATACAGATAGACATCAAGAAAACTGGGGGTTTATCTTCTCACCTTTAACCAGCGAGTGTCAGCTTGCACCATTTTTCGATAATGGTACGAGCTTATGCTACGAACGTTTTCCGGAACATGTTGCTGATTGGACCGATCATAGACTCAGGGAGCATGTTAGCCGGGGAAAGCATCATTTGCGTAAGACTCTGGGCAAAGATGAGTATCAGAGATTAGGTCATTTAGAGTTAATCAAAGAACTTTGTGATAAAAAAGAAGAATTAAAACAGCGGGTAGCTGAAAGACTGGCTCGTTTGAACCATGACTTTTGGGACTCAACTTTTGCGGAGTTGACGGAAATAAACTGCCCTGTTCCGCTGACTAGAGAACGTGCTGCATGGATTGTTCGTGTAACAAACATGCGTATTGAACTGATTAAAGGTGTTACTTCATGACTATCTTAATAGAAAAAATTCCCATGCCAAGTAGGCTCTTACTGACATGGCAACCGACCGACGGCGGCTCTCGCTATGTCGTTGGTGAACTTCTTCAAGATGAGTCTGAAGGCTACGAGTTTAATTATCTTACGGATAGCAAAGATTTTGCTAAAGCTGTGGATAAAGGCTTTCACGGTTTTCCTGCTTTTGACATAAAAGTTACGACTCATCGCAAAGACGTTATGCAAACCTTTTCAAGAAGGTTACCCTCTAGGAAAAGAGAAGATTTTGCCGATTACTTGCTGACGTTTCGTCTTCCTGCTGATTTTAGAGAGAATGACTTCGTTTTGCTCGCTTGTACTGGCGGAAAAGTGGCTAGTGATGGTTTTTATTTTGTCCCAGACTTGTCTTCTATTCGGCCACCTTTTGATTATGTCATGGAGGTCGCCGGAACGAGACACATGATTAAGGAAGGGCGTCTAGCTCTTGACGAGATATCAATTGGTGATGAAGTCATATTGCGCAATGAAGATACCAATACTGTTGATCCGCTGGCCATATTAGTAACGAAAAACGACAATCATCTAGGATATGTCAACAAGGCATTGTGCGCCGCATTACGAGATCTTGGTAAAAACCATGATATCAGTGGAGTGGTCGTACGTAAAAATGGCTCTTCGGATAGGCCTTTGATTTATGCAAAAGTATCTGTTAGATGATGCATGTTTATTCATGCTTGCTAGTGATGCTGCATTTATAGAGTCTGTCAACTATGGAGATTTTTTCGTCTCATGCAACTACATTAAATTACCATTAAGTGGGTTGACGTTGCGGGGGAAGCATTACACGTCAGTATTGGTGCGTCTGAAGTGTCATGCCGAAAAGGTATGAAAAAGCCGCTTGGTAACATAACTATTCGCAATGATGTTGTAGGAAGCGAACTGGAAATGATAGCAATGGATGCTGTTGATGTAGTGTATGTCTATGCTGCATGAGTTTGCATGAACGTTTGAGGCTCGTTTTTGTTAAGGCCCGCCAGAACTGGCGGGCTTTTGCTCATGTCATGCAGGTGCATGAAAACCACTTCATAAAGCGGGCAGGCGTGGCGGGGATACGAGCGCGCGCTGATGGGGATACGGTGTTTTTAGTAAGGTTATGAGGTAGAATTTGACGCGGTTTTTTTAAGCATATTGAGGTGTAAATAGATGGATGCTATTACTGGATTATTGGATTTTTTTAGAAAGATTCCAACGGCACTTCTTGTAGCTATTACATGTGGTTTAAGTTTGATCCTTTTTTTGCCAGAATCTTTAGCTTCTAAAGTTGCGGTTGATGGTTTCCGTAAAGAATATAGAAATTTCATAGGACCAGCATTTTTACTGGCTGTCTCTTTTTTAGTTGCAAGAGTATATCAGTTTTTTCATGACCTATATGGCGATAGACAAAGGCACAAAGTACGTATCTCTTATTTGGAGAAGCTAACTCCTGAGGAGAAGGGATACCTCTGGTCTTATATAATTGATGGCGAAAACTCACTAATGTGTGGTCCTGAAGATGGTGTTATGGGGGGGTTGGTTGCTAAGCGCATAACCTATAGAGCTGCAAACGTGGGCAGTATGATTGACGGATTCGCTTTCAATTTGCAGCCGTGGGCTCGCGAGCATTTACAGAACAACACTCATTTATTAGAAGGAGCGGTCGGTAGGGCAATGACACCGGGTGAGAAACTAGGATTCAGGCGTAGATTTTAACCAGTCGCACACAGGCGATGCTTGACTGGTTAGACAGGGATAATCTATTCAGCGTTCAACTGGTAGGGGTCAAAAGATATTATTGGCTCATTTAACCATTCGTTAAGTTCTTCAAGTCGCTTTTGTAAAGGAATTAACTCATTTCGCACAAAAACGCGGCTGGCCTTTTCCACATCCCCAAAACCTCCAACATTATTTGGCATAATCCCCATCATTTGCGGCGGCACGCGGTGCGCCGCCATCATGTCATCCCGGCTCACGTTCTTGATGTTTAGAAACTCATCCTTTGCTGCGACCTCTGACAACGGGATGATCTGAAGCCCATCCTTTTTGCCGTTAGGCGAGTACATAAACAGGTTGCGGAAGTTGCCCGGACCTTTGGCGCTTTTCATCGCGTTGCGGAGGTTGTTCACGTCCTCCTGGTTCTGCGCAGCATCGGTCATGTACATGATGAAGCCTGCATGACTGCCGTTAATGTAATACTTGCGGCGGAACAGCGTGGCGGACTCGTTGAGCAGGGCTGACGGAATGGCAGAAAGATAACCGGGCAGGCCGTAGATCTCCTGGTTAATGTCCGGTTCCATCAGATGAAAAATGCTTCCTTTCGTGAACTGATACGGCTGGGTTGTCATACCGTATTGCACAAACCAGTAGGTATCCAGGTCTAACCCGCGTCGGGTGTATTTTGCTAGTGCAGGCTCAAGGGCGATAACTTCACCGAAGCGGTTCGTGCGTTTCTCCAGGTAGGCGTTACCAAATACCAGATAGTCCTGCACAAAACGCGAAAAAGCTTGCTGGCTGAGCAGAGGATGAGGGATATAGGTACTGGTCAGAATGTTGCACTTTACTGCAATCGGGGAACTGTGATGCACGGCAGCGCGGAAGGTGCGCGCCAGTCCGTCAAAGCTGACGGGCGGCTCATACCAACGGTCCATCTGTACGCATTCCACATAGTCCAGTAATTCTCGGCGGTCCAGAACAGGAACGGGATCGCCGAAGCTGAATGCTTCGGCTGAAGTCTGGCTTTTATGCTGGTTCTGGTTCGTCGACGCAGTGCGGTTTTTCTTACTCTTTCCCATCAAAAAATCTCCACAATATTGCTGGTATTGGCGGACTCGCCCTGCAGCGGTTCGTTAAACAGTGCGTGCATCGTTGCCCAGGCCAGATCGGCGTGGCTGGCTTCTTCGCTGCGGCTGGCTTCATAGGTTGGGCGGTTGCCACTGGCGGTGGTTGCGCGACGGATTGCCATGAATGACTGCGCAATGTCGGTGTGCCCGGCGTCAAACTCCAGACGGCGGTGGCTGATAATGTCGTAGGCCTTGAGTACCAGGGCATTTTTAACATTGGGGTTGTAGACAAACTCCCGGACGGCAGGAAAGAACGCTTTCACGTTCTCATAAACCCCGTGACCAACGCCGGTTGAGTCGATACCGATATAGGTCACGTTGTACTGTTCGGTCAGTTTTTTGATGGCGTCAGCCTGGGCGCGGAAGTCCATCCCGCGCCACTGGTGACGCTCAAGAATGCGGAACTTACCGCCCGGCACGGCTGGCGGTGCCACCACCACGCATCCGGCGCTGTCGCCGTTCTGCGTACCTTTTGCCGGGTCATAACCGATCCACACTTCGCGCCAGCCAAACGGGCGCAGGGCCAGTGCATGAAAGTCGGTCCATACTTCCCAGCTGTCCACCATGCACGCCTGCAGTTCGCTGAGCGGGAACACGGACGCGAGATCGTCCACGAACTCGCACATCAGCAGGTTCTGGTATTCGTCCGGGCTGTACTCCATGCGCAGCTGGTCGAGGTCGAACAGGTTACAGCCGCCGCGCACCGCATCTTCCACGGTGACTATCTGGCGGTATTGCCCGTCTGCGCACAGCAGGCCGGGGGCCAGATTGCTGTGGGACAGGTCGATGTCCACCTTGTCAGCTTTGTTGCGTCCACGGTTGAACAGCGCACCGGACCAGAACGGATAAGCACTGTGGGTCAGGCTGGATGGTGTGGAAAAATAGGTCTGTCGCCATTTCTTGTGAATAGCCATACCGGAAGCCACTTTGCGTAGCTCCTGAAATTTCGGTATCCAGAAATATTCATCCAGATACAGGTTGCCGTGATAACTCTGGGCAGTGCGGGCATTGGTGCCGAGGAAGTAAAGTGTGGCCCCGTTAGGAAGCACCATCGGATCGCCTTTCAGCTCCACCTCCACTTCTTTGGCGAAGTCGATGATGTACTGCTTAAAGACGTGGGCCTGTGCCTTACTGGCGGAAAGAAAAATCTGGTTACGTCCGGTAAGCAGAGCGTCAATCAGGGCTTCACGGGCAAAGTAAAAGGTCGCGCCGATCTGGCGTGACTTCAGCAGGTTGCGGATGCGGTTGGTTTTTCCGGCTTCCCACCAGTGGCGCTGGTAGTTGAACATGGAGGAATGGAAGATTTCTTCCAGCTTCTCAATCTGTTCATCGGTGAAGACATTCTTTTCCGGTTGACGGCGCGGGCCTTTGTTGCGGTTGGCGACGTTAGGGTTTAAGTCGGCTTCGTTGCCGCCATTGTTAAACTTGCCGATCCGCGCGTGGCGCTCCGACTGGCGCGCCAGCAGGTCAATTTCTTTAAAGTCTTTCCCTTCTTTGTGCTCCTTCATAATGAGCTGGCAGTAGCGTGCGGCGGTGGTGAGCTGCATCTGATCCAGCGGCCCATAGTCACCCCACTTGTCGCGTTTTTTCCAGCTGTGAACGGTTGCAACTTTCTCGCCCAACATTTCAGCAATGCGGGCGACGCGGTATCCCTGAAAGTACAGCAGCATGGCCTGCCGACGGGGATCGAGATCTGCGGGTGTCAGTGTGGTGTTCATGGCACAAACCTACAGCCTTGAATGAAGGCTTTCCCCGCCTGCGGTTTGTGTGGTTGTCGGTACAAATACCGCGCATTGTTTCACTACCCCCATCACCGCAACCATAAGGCTCCAGTAAGTTATTTCTAACGGAGCACGGCTCATGACAGTGAAAGCAAAGCGTTTTCGCATCGGGGTGGAAGGTGCCACCACCGACGGACGCGAAATCCAGCGTGAATGGCTGGAACAGATGGCAGCCAGCTACAACCCGGCGGTGTATACCGCGCTGATTAACCTTGAGCACATCAAGTCTTATCTGCCGGACAGCACCTTTAACCGCTACGGCAAGGTGACTGCGCTGTTTGCTGAAGAAATCACGGAAGGCCCGCTGGCAGGCAAGATGGCGCTGTATGCCGACGTTGAGCCAACGGAGTCCCTGGTGGAACTGGTGAAAAAAGGCCAGAAATTATTCACCTCTATGGAAGTCAGCCCGAAGTTTGCTGATACGGGCAAAGCCTACCTGGTCGGCCTGGCTGCCACTGATGATCCCGCCAGTCTGGGTACGGAAATGCTGACATTCAGCGCCAGTGCAGCCCATAACCCGCTGGCAAACCGCAAGCAGAATCCTGCCAATCTCTTTACCGCTGCAGAGGAAACGGTGATCGAACTGGAAGAAATCCAGGATGACAAACCGTCCCTGTTTGCCCGCGTCACGGCGCTGTTCACCAAAAAAGAGCAGTCCGATGATGCCCGATTCTCTGATGTGCATAAGGCCGTGGAGCTGGTCGCCACTGAGGAGCAAAACCTGAGCATGCGCACCGAAAAATCCCTGTCTGAGCAGGAAGAACGCCTGTCTGAGCTGGAGACTGCCCTGCAGGCACAGCAGACCGCCTTTAACGAACTGGTGAATAAGCTGAGTCAAGAAGACAGCCGCCAGGACTACCGCCAGCGTGCAACAGGCGGTAACGCCCCCGCTGACACTCTGACCAATTGCTGATGGAGCACAAAACCTGATGAAGAAGAATACCCGCTTTGCTTTTAACGCTTACCTGCAGCAGCTGGCGCGTCTGAACGGTGTGGCAGTTGAAGAGCTGTCCAGCAAGTTCACCGTGGAGCCGTCCGTGCAGCAGACGCTGGAAGACCAGATCCAGCAGTCCGCCGCTTTCCTGACGCTGATTAACGTCACGCCAGTGACTGAGCAGTCCGGTCAGCTGCTGGGGTTGGGTGTTGGCAGCACCATTGCCGGAACCACTGACACCACCGCGAAAGAGCGTGAACCTGTCGATCCGACGCTGATGGTCGATGTGGAATACAAATGCGAGCAGACCAACTTTGACACGGTACTGACCTACGCGAAGCTGGACCTGTGGGCGAAGTTTCAGGATTTCCAGGTGCGTATCCGTGACGCCATCGTGAAACGTCAGGCACTGGACCGCATCATGATCGGCTTTAACGGCGTGAAGCGTGCGAAAACCTCCAACCGTAGCGAAAACCCGCTGCTGCAGGATGTGAACAAAGGCTGGTTACAGAAAATCCGTGAGGATGCACCGGATCACGTCATAGGCAGCACCACCACGGGCGGTGAAACCACACCGGGTGCGGTGAAAGTCGGGAAAGGGGGCGAATATGCCAACCTGGACGCCGTGGTGATGGATGCCGTCAATGAGCTTATCGACGTTGTCTACCAGGACGATGACGATCTGGTGGTGATTTGCGGTCGTGAACTGCTGTCTGACAAGTATTTCCCGCTGGTCAACAAAGAGCAGGAAAACAGTGAAAAACTGGCTGCCGATATGATCATCAGCCAGAAACGCATGGGTGGCCTGCAGGCCGTGCGTGCGCCGTTCTTCCCGCCGAATGCGCTGCTGATCACCCGTCTGGATAACCTGTCCATCTACTGGCAGGAAGACACCCGCCGCCGTTCAGTTATCGACAACCCGAAACGTGACCGGATTGAAAACTTTGAATCCGTTAACGAAGCCTATGTGGTTGAGGACTACCGCTGCGCCGCACTGGTGGAAAACATCCAGATTGGCGATTTCAGCGCCGCTGCAGCAGAAGCCGGAGCGTAACCCATGAGCCTGAGTCCCGCACGGCAGCATCGCCTGCGCGTTCAGGCTGAACAGGCCGCCCGCGAGGGCGGCAGCGTTCGCCACGCGTCGGGCTATGACCTGATGCTGCTGCAACTGGCGGAAGACCGCCGCCGTCTCAAGGGCGTTCAGTCCACGGTCAAAAAAGCGGAAATTAAGGTGGAACTGCTGCCGAAGTACGCCGCCTGGGCAGAGGGTGTCCTGACTGCCGGAGGCGCACAGCAGGATGACGTGCTGATGTACGTGATGCTGTGGCGCATTGATGCCGGAGATTATGCCGGGGCGCTGGAGATCGGGCGTCACGCCCTGCGTCATGGCTGGGTGATGCCGTTGGGTAACCGCAACGTGCAGACCGTGCTGGCAGAGGAAATGGCAGATGCAGCCCAGAGCGCAATGCTTGCCGCCACCGGCTTTGATGCCGATCTGTTGCTGCAGACGCTGGAGCTGACAGACGGTCTGGATATGCCAGACCAGTCACGGGCGCGTCTGCATAAAGCGATTGGCGCTGTCCTGAGTGAAAGCAATCCGGCTTCCGCCCTTAATCATCTCAACCATGCGTTACAGCTCGATCCCCGCTGTGGCGTGAAAAAAGACAAACAGCAGCTGGAGCGCAGACTGCGCAATGACAGCCGCTGACAGAACGTGCCCCCGCGCACGGGCGGCACGGGGTGGCGAAAGGCACAGCCACATCAAAACTCCGTCCACCGCCCTCTATTTCAGGAGAAAGCAGCATGAAGTTTGTTGCGCCAGAACAGGCACCGGAACAGGCGGAAATCATCAGAAATACGCCGTTCTGGCCTGATGTGGACCTGTCGGAGTTTCGCAGTGTGATGCGCACTGACGGCACGGTGACGCAGCCGCGTTTAAAGCAGGTTGCGCTGTCGGCAATTTCGGAGGTCAACGCAGAGCTGTATGAGTTTCGCAGACGCCAGCAGATGCTGGGGTATGCCTCGCTGGCAGAGGTTCCGGCGGAACAGCTGGACGGCAAAAGTGAGCGCATTCAGCACTATTTCAACGCGGTTTACTGCTGGGCACGCGCCATGCTCAACGAACGTTACCAGGACTATGACGCCACGGCGTCCGGTGTGAAGCGGGGCGAGGAACTGGCGGAAGCAAGCGGTGATTTGTGGCGTGACGCCCGCTGGGCCATCAGCCGGGTGCAGGATGCGCCGCACTGCACAGTGGAGCTTATCTGATGAAAGTGCGTGCGCATCAGTATGACACGGTGGACGCGCTTTGCTGGCGTCATTACGGGCGCACGCAGGGTGTCACGGAGCAGGTACTGAAGGCAAATCCGGGGCTTGCCGAATACGGCCCCTTTTTACCTCACGGGCTGCAGGTGGAGCTGCCGGACATTCCGACCACCACCACCGTGCAGACCGTCCAGCTATGGGACTGAATTATGACGCTTGAGCGAATCAGCGCCTTTATCACGTATTGTATCGCCGTCGTGCTGGCCTGGCTGGGCGATTTGTCCATCAAGGATGCCTCAACGCTGGGCGGCCTGATGATTGGTGTGCTGATGCTGGCTATCAACTGGTACTACAAACACAAAGCCTACCAGCTTCTGCGCGACGGGCAGATCTCGCGGGAGGACTATGAATCCATCAATCGTTAAACGCTGCCTTGTCGGGGCCGTGCTGGCTATTGCTGCCACGCTGCCGGGTTTTCAGCAGCTTCACACCTCCGTGGAAGGGCTGAAACTGATTGCCGATTACGAAGGTTGTCGTCTGCAGCCGTATCAGTGCAGCGCGGGTATCTGGACCGACGGCATTGGTAATACGTCGGGCGTCATTCCCGGCAAAACCATTACGGAGCGACAGGCAGCAGAAGGGCTGATCTCCAACGTGCTGCGTGTGGAGCGAGCGCTGGAAAGGTGTGTGAAGCAACAGCCGCCGCAGAAGGTGTATGACGCTGCGGTGTCGTTTGCCTTCAACGTGGGTACGGGCAATGCCTGCAGTTCCACGCTGGTGAAATTGCTCAATCAGCGGCGCTGGGCGGATGCGTGCCGACAGTTGCCGCGCTGGGTTTATGTGAAAGGTGTTTTTAATCAGGGGCTGGATAACCGCCGTGCGCGGGAGATGGCCTGGTGCTTACAGGGAGCAAACTGAAATGAAAAAGAAGTTAATCAGCGGACTGTTTCTGATGTTATGGATGGCGCTGTTAATCGCAGCAATGGTGTATCCGCAGGGGATTTTTCCGGTACTGGCAGCATCCGGCGTTTGGGTAGCCTGTCTGCTGACATGGGTGGCAATTCCGTTATCACTGGCTGCGTTAATTAAGAACGGCCCGCTCTGGCAGGAGTTGAGGGCATCTTTGCTGAAGACAATTACCCGAAAAGAAAACGTATTTATCAGCTGGATGATGCGATTGCTGATTGTCGTCAGTCTCGCCTGGACGGGGTGGGCTATTACCCTGGTCTTTTATCTACTGACCGTTATTGCCTTCTGGATCACCCGTAATCAGATGGCGCAACAGGTAGCAGCATGAACCGGTTGCTGCTGGTTGTGCTGGCGTTATTACTGGCGGCGCTGGGCTGGCAGACGTGGCGGCTGGCTGATGCCAGTCAGACCATCAGCACGCAGGCAGACGAGCTGCAGAGCAAAAGCCAGGCACTGGCAAAGAGCAACAGCCAGCTTATCAGCCTGTCCATTCTGGCTGAAACCAACAACCGGGAGCAGGCGCGGCTCTACGCCGAAGCAGAACAGACCAGCGCACTGCTGAGACAACGACAACGCCGGATCGAGGAACTGAAACGTGAGAACGAGGATTTACGCCGCTGGGCTGATACTCCTTTGCCTGCTGACATTATCCGGCTGCGGGAACGCCCCACGCTCACCGGAGGTGCAGCTTACCGTCAGTGGTTGTCCGCGAGTGACGCCGTGTCGGCTGGATCAGGCAGCGCCGCGCACTAACGGTGATCTGAACGCGTTGCTGGATGAAACGGAGGCCGCCTGGGCGGTCTGCGCAGACAAAGTGGACATGATTATTGCGTGTCAGGAGCGAAACAGTGAACAAACCACAATCCCTGCGCCACGCCCTCAATAAAGCGGTGCCTTATGTCCGCAATAACCCGGACAAACTGCATCTGTTTGTGGATAACGGTTCGCTGGTTGCCACGGGGGCCAGCTCCATGTCGTGGGAGTACCGTTACACCCTGAACGCGGTGATTGAGGATTTCAGCGGCGACCAGAATCTGCTGATGGCCCCGGTTTTGCTGTGGCTGAGGGATAACCAGCCCGATGCCATCAATAACCCGGCGTTACGGGAAAAACTATTCACCTTTGAGGTGGATATTCTGCGCAACGATGTCTGTGATATCAGCTTGAACCTGCAACTGACGGAACGTGTGCTGGTCAGCACTGACGGCAGTGTGTCGAGCGTTGAGGCTGTAGCGGAACCCGATGAATCTGAAGAAATGTGGACGGTGAAACGTGGCTGAACTGCAGAAAGTGGACGACTGGCTGAGTGCTTTGTTGGCGAATCTGGAACCAGCCGCCAGAAGCCGCATGATGCGCCAGCTGGCGCAGGAACTGCGCCGGACACAGCAGCAGAATATCAGGATGCAGCGCAACCCTGACGGCAGCAGCTATGAACCGCGACGGGTAACAGCACGCAGTAAAAAGGGGCGTATCAAACGTCAGATGTTTGCAAAGCTGCGCACCACAAAATATCTGAAAACTGCAGCCAGCGCCGATTCTGCCAGCGTACAGTTTGAAGGTAAGGTGCAGCGCATTGCCCGCGTTCATCACTACGGCCTGCGCGATCGTGTCAGTCGTAAGGGACCGAAGGTCCGTTACGCAGAGCGTCGCCTGCTGGGTGTAAATGATGATGTTGAAGCAAATATTCGTGATATTTTGCTACGTTGGCTAAGCCAATATTAATTCATGTCAAATATTGATAACTTTTATCAATTTCAAGTTTGTGAAATTTGGTTATCTTTGAATCAATGTATAAATCTATGAACATTGCTATCCCTATCATAAATATAAATAGAATGCTTAAATAAATAATGGGGGTGGCAATCATAATTGTAAATTTGTTCTTGTCTGTCGTTTTTGCTAACTCTTCTTTCTTTTCAGGAATTAGCAAGTAGCTACAAATGAAATCTTTTGTGGCTTGTTGGATTGAAGTGATCTTATCAAGCTGTGACTTGTCAACACATACATCTGGTGTGATATTCCATTCAGGTGTGTATGGTATGTTTTGTGCGTGTTCTGGTTTCATCCAAAAGGAATCTTTTGTTTCTCTATGTGTGATTTCAATCCAATTTACGGGTTCTTTGGCGATGAAATAGGTAAATTTATAAAAACAAAGTGCTGAGGTCATAATGACTGCAATTCCAAATGAGACGATAAATATTTTATGTTTTTTAATATGGGGTTTTGTGCTTAACTTATATTTGCAAAGACTAAGTCTAATAATTGGCTTTGATATTCCAATCTTTGATATCAAAAAGTCTTCTTCTGGATAGGATGTGTTTAACCATGACCAAAAAGCCGAGATGCCACCTATAAGCCATTTAAATATAAGACCACCAATGGCCGTAGCTAAAAATGTATTTATTTTATCAATTTCCATATAGATCCCCTTTGGGTTGAGCTATCTGGGATTATATGTATGAGAGACAGAACAATGAAGCGAGGTTCGTTAAAATAGGAATCACGGGCATTCTTTCTTCATGAACGCACAATTAACCGAAATCATGCGCCTTATCACCAACCTGATCCGCACTGGTGTAGTCACCGAAGTGGACCGGGAAAACTGGCTTTGCCGGGTGAAAACGGGCGACCTTGAAACCAACTGGATTAACTGGCTGACGCTGCGCGCGGGAAATGCCCGCACATGGTGGAAACCATCGGAAGGTGAGCAGGTGGTGCTGCTGAGTCTGGGCGGTAATCTGGAAACCGCCTTTGCGCTGCCCGCTGTCTATTCGAATCAGTTCGCGCCACCGTCGACGTCGGCAGACGCCTGCGTGACAGAACATCCTGACGGCGGCTGGTTTGAATACGAACCCGCCACCGGGCGCTGGTATGTCAGGGGCATCAAATCAATGGTCATTGAGGCCGCTGACAACATCACCATGAAAACCAGTGAGTTTGTGCTGGAGGCTGACCGCACGCGTATTAACAGCGAAGTGGTGATCAATGGTGGCGTTACCCAGGGCGGCGGTGCAATGAGTTCCAGGGGGATCGTGGTTGATGCGCATCAGCATACTGGCGTCCTGAAAGGCGGCGATACAACCGGAGGCCCGGTATGACGCTTTATAGCGGGATGAACAATACCAGCGGCAAAGCCATTACTGATATTGACCATCTGCGCCAGTCGGTGCGGGACATTCTGCTGACGCCACAGGGTAGCCGCATTGCCCGTCGTGAATATGGTTCCCTGCTGTGGGCACTGATAGACCAGCCACAAAATCCGGCATTACGCCTGCAGGTCATGTCGGCAGTGTATGTGGCGCTCAGTCGCTGGGAGCCACGGCTGACGCTGGATTCCATCACTATCAACAGCAACTTTGACGGTTCTATGGTGGTGGAGCTGACCGGACGGCGGAATAACGGTGTGCCTGTGTCCCTTTCCGTATCAACAGGAGCAGAGAATGGCAGTGATTGACCTTTCGCAGTTGCCTGCACCGCAGATTGTGGATGTGCCGGACTTTGAGACGCTGCTTGCCGAACGCAAGGCAGAATTTGTGGCGCTTCATCCGAAAGATGAGCAGGAAGCAGTGATCCGCACGCTGGAACTGGAATCTGAACCCGTCACCAAATTGTTGCAGGAGAACGCTTACCGTGAATTGCTTCTGCGCCAGCGCATTAACGAAGCCGCGCAGGCGGTGATGGTGGCTTACGCGATGGGCGGCGATCTTGACCAGCTCGCTGCCAACTACAACGTGAAACGCCTGACGGTGACGCCTGCTGATAATGACGCTGTGCCGCCCGTTGCGGCAGTGATGGAAAGTGATGAAGCGTTACGCCTGCGTGTGCCTGCAGCCTTTGAAGGGCTTTCAGTTGCGGGGCCAACTGCCGCTTATGAATTTCATGCCCGAAGCGCCGACGGTCGGGTGGCGGATGCCAGTGCAACCAGTCCGGCGCCTGCAGAGGTGGTGCTGACGGTCCTGAGTCGTGAAGGCGACGGAACAGCAGAAAAAGACCTGCTGGATGTGGTGGAAAAAGCACTGAACAGTGAGAACGTCCGCCCGGTGGCTGACCGTCTGACGGTTCGCAGCGCGGAAATCATCCCGTACCGCGTGGAAGCCACCATTTTTCTCTACCCGGGGCCGGAAGCAGAGCCGGTAATGGCAGCGGCAAAAGCCAGCCTGCAGAAGTACATCGCCAGTCAGACGCGTCTTGGTCGGGATATTCGCCGTAGTGCCATTTTTGCCGCGCTGCATGTTGAGGGGGTTCAACGTGTAGAACTGGCTTCTCCGCTGGCGGATGTGGTCCTGAACAAAACACAGGCGGCATCATGTACGGAGTGGAGCGTAACCAACGGAGGAACGGATGAATAGTCTGCTGCCACCGGGTTCAACGCCACTGGAGCGCCGACTGGCACAAGCGTGCAGCGGGATTTCTGATCTGCAGGTGCCGCTGCGTGACTTGTGGAATCCGGCAACCTGTCCGGTCAGTTTCCTGCCTTATCTTGCCTGGGCGTTCTCTGTGGATCGCTGGGACGAGAGCTGGACAGAAAGCGTCAAACGCCAGGTGGTAAAGGATGCTTTTTATATTCATCAGCATAAAGGAACCACCAGTGCCGTGCGGCGGGTGGTGGAACCGTTCGGCTTTCTGATCCGCATTATTGAGTGGTGGCAGACCGGAGAGACACCGGGCACGTTTCGTCTGGATATCGGCGTGCAGGACCAGGGCATCACTGAAGATACCTATCTGGAACTTGAGCGGTTGATAAGCGATGCCAAACCATGTAGCCGTCACATGATCGGCATGTCCATCAATCTGCAGAGCAGTGGCCCGCATTGGGTGGGGGCCGCCAGTTATCTTGGCGAAGAAATCACGATCTATCCGTATATCAACGAAACAATTATTTCCGGCGGCACCGCGCATGAAGGCGGGGCGGTCCATGTTATTGACACAATGAGAGTGAATCCATGAGCACAAAATTTTATACCCTGCTGACGGATATTGGCGCGGCGAAACTTGCCAGCGCCGCCGCGCTCGGTGTGCCTTTAAAAATTACCCATATGGCGGTCGGCGATGGCGGCGGAACATTGCCAACGCCGGACGCAAAGCAGACAGCATTGGTAAATGAGAAACGCCGGGCTGCGCTGAATATGCTCTATATCGACCCGCAGAACAGCAGCCAGATTATTGCCGAACAGGTGATCCCAGAAAACGAGGGCGGTTGGTGGATACGTGAAGTGGGCCTGTTTGATGAGTCCGGGGCATTGATTGCCGTAGGAAACTGCCCGGAAAGCTATAAGCCGCAACTGGCTGAAGGCAGCGGGCGTACCCAGACCGTACGGATGGTGCTGATTACCAGCAGTACCGATAATATCACACTGAAAATTGACCCTTCAGTGGTACTGGCAACCCGCAAGTATGTGGATGACAAGGTGCTTGAGCTTAAGGTGTATGTGGATGACCTGATGGCAAAGCATCTTGCTGCTGCAGATCCTCATACGCAGTATGCGCCCAAAGACAGCCCAACATTGACTGGCACGCCGAAAACGCCAACAGCACCGGCGGGAACTAACACGACTCAGATTGCTAGCACGGCATTTGTGCAGGCGGTGGTCACTGCGCTAAATAACGCACTGGCGTTGAAAGCTCCACTGGCAAGTCCGGCCCTGACCGGAACGCCGACGGCTCCGACTGCAGCGCAGACGGCGAACAATACGCAGATTGCCACCACGGCATTTGTGAAAGCGGCAGTTGCCGAGATGGTCGGTTCATCGCCGGAGGCGCTGGATACGTTAAATGAATTGGCTGCTGCGCTGGGGAATGATCCTAACTTTGCGACAACAGTAATGAGTGCGCTGGCGGGAAAAATGAACAAAGCAGCTAATGGCGCTGATATTGCCGATGTTTCTGCTTTTCTAAAAAACCTTCATCTTGGGGAGGGCAGTGCGTTGCCAGTCGGTGTTCCTGTTCCGTGGCCTACTGCAATACCGCCGGAAGGTTGGTTGAAGTGTAATGGAGCATCATTCAGTTCCTCGCAATATCCGAAACTGGCGCAGGTTTATCCGTCATTAAAATTACCAGATCTACGCAGTGAGTTTATTCGCGGCTGGGACGATGGGCGTGGCGTAGACGCTGGACGTCAGGTTCTAACGTCTCAGACTGATGCTATGCAGCCGATTATCGGCTCCATTGGCTATGGTACAAACGGTATGTTTACTTATGCTGATGGAGCTTTTACGGGTATAGATCGTGAAAGCGGAGACGGTATTGTTACACAGGCAACAAGCATCTCACAATATAAACAGGCTCACTTAGATTCAAGTACGATAACACGAACAGCGGCAGAAACACGTCCACGGAATATTTCATTTAATTACATTGTGAGAGCAGCATAATGACAGAAGCGAAACTAAATAATGAGTTTATAGCTGTGGAATCTGGCAATATAACGGTGTTTAACTTTGATATTGAAACTCGTGAATATCTTTCTTCTAGTGTTGAATTTCTTGCTGTAGGGGTTGGGATTCCTGCTAATTCATGCATTGATATGCCGGGTAAAAGTAAAAAAGGGTTAACCATTTGCCGGACTAAGGATCTTACCGCGTGGGAATATATTGCTGATCATCGAGGTGAGACTGTTTATAGCACCGAAACTGGCAAAAAAATAGCTGTAACAGTGCTCGGCGATTACCCAGAAAAAACTACGAAACTACCTCCTGCTACACCATACGATAAGTGGAACGGTAGTGCATGGGTGACAGATACCGAGATGCAGCACGAGGTTGACGTGGAAACTGCTGATCAGAAGAAAGCGGAGCTTCTGGCAAAGGCTCAGCTAACAATCAATCTATGGCAGACAGAACTACAATTAGGAATTATCAGTGATGAAGATAAAGTCAGACTAATCACCTGGATGAATTACATCAAAGCGGTGCAGTTGGTAGACACGTCAACTGCGCCAGATATAACGTGGCCGAGGAAGCCCGAGTGACTGAGAATTAAATGGTTAGTATCATCCTCCCCCACACTGCCTATATGGTATGAATACGAGGGGGAGGCTGTTTGTTGTCTGTTTCTGTGATAATATTAGATTCTCGTTTTTTAATAAAAAAATCAATATGAAAGAGAATAAAATACGTTCTGCCGATGGCGTGAGAGGTTTCGCTTTGATGATTGTTGTGGTGATGCATGCTACGGGACTATTCTTTCCCTCACTTCATGATCATCTCGGAGGTACGGGGCAGCCCGGTGTTTGGTTGTTTTTTGTTCTTAGCGCCTTTTTGTTGACACATAAATTTATTAATTCTGGTTTTTCGTTTTTGAATGTGTTGAGTTATCTTTTAGGGCGAACAATAAGGATATTACCGATTTTTTATATTGCAGTATTAATTTATTACCTTATGGGATTTTATGATTTAGAGAAAATGAAATCGATAATTTCATTTGATAGTACTTACATCCATCTCTGGACTATTCCGATAGAATTCAAGTTTTACTTTTTGTTGCCGATTGTGGTTTATCTCGCATCTAGTATCCAGAAAGTTGCAGGTAGAAAATATTCTTTGTTATTTTTGATATTGTTAACCTTAGCGTTCGCTTTTATATACCCTTATACGGATGACGAAATCAACGGTAGGCTACCGTATTACATTCCTGTTTTTATGTATGGAATTATAATTGCGTTTATGTATAACTATTTTCAAATTAAAATATCATCTCTCGTTAGTGATGGGGTGTCAATTGCGATTATATTAATATTTATAATGTTGACCCCTCCTTTTCAGGGGGCTAATGGTTGGTTGGGTAATAAATTTGTGGTATTAGGGCCATTTATTGCTCTCTTTGTATATCTGCAAGTAAATTCCAGTGGGTATGTAAGCGCGGTTTTATCTTCAAAAATCATGGCGGATTTGGGGAAATATAGTTTTTCAATTTATTTGTTTCATATAATGATAATTTTTATTGTTTATCCTAAATTTTTGGATAATGTTACTGCATACTTAGTTACTATAGCTTTATGTATTGGCGGTGGGGCTATTGCCTATCATTGCATTGAATCTCCCTTGGAATCGTTCAGACATAAGCTTATGAAAAGAATAACGCAGGCTTATCAGAATCAAAATATTTAAGTAAAAGCAAAAAAGGCTCTCGTCAACCGACGAAGCCTTTTAAAACGAGTATTAATTCCCGTCCTGTAAAGTGCCCCCTATCCCAGAACAACGTTTTTAGTTATCAACGCCGTTCCGAAAATTTCCTGCGACGTTGTGTGATTAACCGTACAACGCACATCAGCTGTCTGCATGGCGTAATCAATACAACATAGGGCGAAGCCTAAACCAATCAGGAGGTTCGCCACTATGGCTCAGGATTACCACCACGGGGTGCGCGTTGTTGAAGTCAACGAAGGCACCCGATCCATTACCACGGTGAGCACCGCTATCGTGGGTATGGTCTGCACGGGCGATGATGCCGATGCAAAAATGTTTCCTCTTAATAAACCCGTGCTGATCACTGATGTGCTGACTGCCAGCGGTAAAGCGGGTGAGTCCGGTACTCTGGCCCGTTCGCTGGATGCCATCGCTGACCAGGCAAAACCCGTGACCGTTGTTGTGCGTGTGCCGCAGGGTGAAACGGAAGAAGAAACCACGACCAATATCATCGGTGCAGTGACCGCTGAAGGTAAAAAAACAGGCATGAAAGCCCTGTTATCTGCCCAGACACTGCTCGGCGTTAAACCGCGCATTCTCGGCGTGCCAGGTCACGATAACAAAGCCGTTGCTACTGAGTTGCTGAGTGTGGCGCAAAGCCTGCGTGGGTTTGCCTACCTGTCAGCGTATGGTTGCAAGACGGTACAGGAGGCGATCACTTACCGTGAAAACTTCAGCCAGCGCGAAGGGATGCTGATCTGGCCTGACTTTACTGGCTGGGACACGGTGCTGAACGCCGAAGCAACGGCATATGCCACCGCCCGTGCGCTTGGTCTGCGCGCCAAAATTGATGAGCAGACCGGGTGGCACAAAAGCCTGTCCAACGTGGGCGTGAACGGTGTCACCGGAATTTCTGCTGATGTGTTCTGGGATCTGCAGGACCCGGCAACCGATGCAGGTCTGCTGAACCAGAACGACGTCACCACGCTTGTGCGTAAAGACGGTTTCTGCTTCTGGGGTTCCCGCTGCCTGAGTGATGACCCGCTCTTTGCCTTCGAAAACTACACCCGCACGGCGCAGGTGCTGACGGACACAATGGCAGAAGCGCATATGTGGGCAGTGGATAAACAGCTTAACCCGTCGCTGGCCCGCGACATTATCGAAGGTATCCGCGCCAAAATGCGCAGCCTGGTCAGTCAGGGCTATCTCATTGGTGGTGATTGCTGGCTGGATGAGTCGGTGAACGACAAAGACACGCTGAAAGCCGGAAAACTCACCATCGACTATGACTACACGCCAGTGCCGCCACTTGAAAATCTGATGCTGCGCCAGCGCATCACCGATCAGTACCTGGTGAATTTCGCCAGCCAGGTCAGCGCGTAAGGGGACAACATGGCTTTACCACGCAAATTAAAACATCTGAACTTGTTTAACGACGGGAACAACTGGCAGGGGATCGTTGAGTCGCTGACGCTGCCGAAATTCACCCGCAAATATGAGAAGTATCGCGGCGGCGGTATGCCGGGGGCGGTGGATGTGGATCTGGGACTGGATGACAGTGCACTGGATACAGAATTTTCCATTGGTGGTACTGAACTGCTGCTGTTTAAGCAGATGGGCAAATCCACAGTGGACGGCATCCAGCTGCGCTTTACCGGCTCTATCCAGCGTGACGATACCGGGGAAGTGCAGGCCGTGGAGCTTGTCGTGCGTGGACGTCACAAAGAAGTGGATTCCGGCGAGTGGAAGACGGGCGAAAGCAACACCACCAAAGTGACCAGTACCAACAGCTACGCGAAGCTGACCATCAATGGTGAGGTGCTCTATGAAGTGGACCTTATCAACATGGTGGAAATTGTGGACGGTGTGGACCTGATGGAAGCGCACCGCAACGCCCTCGGCCTCTGATGTATCTGAACGGCGCGGAATGCCGCGCCAGAACCTAATTTACAGGACAACAAAATGAGCGATAAACAGACTGAAAAGACCATTCAACTGGATACCCCCATCATGCGCGGTAAAACAGAAATTACCGAAATTGTGTTGCGTAAACCGCAGTCTGGTGCGCTGCGCGGCACACGCCTGCAGGCCATTATGGATATGGATGTGAACGCGATGATGACCGTGATCCCCCGCATCTCCAGTCCGGCACTGACTGCACAGGAAATCGCAGAGATGGACCCGGCAGATCTCACAGCCATGTCGGTTGAGGTTGTCACTTTTTTGTTGAAGAAGTCGGTGCTTGCCGGTTTACCGACAGCCTGACGGTTGACGATCTGGTGGCAGATATCGCCACCATTTTTCACTGGCCGCCATCCGTTACTGACGTTATGCCGCTGACCGAAGTGCTGGAATGGCGGTATAAAGCGATTCAGAGAAGCGGGGCCAACGATGAGTGATAATAACCTGCGGCTGCAGGTCATTCTTAATGCGGTTGACAAACTCACCCGCCCATTCCGTGCTGCACAGGCCAGTTCGAAAGAGCTGGCTGGCGCAATCAGAAACTCCCGTGACGCATTAAAGCAACTCAATCAGGCGGGTAACAGCCTGGAAAAATTTCGCAAGCTGCAGGCCGATAACAAGAAGTTAGGCGATAGGCTGAACTATGCCAGACAGAAGGCTAATTTGCTTAGCTCTGAGCTGGAGGCGATGGAACAACCATCACAACGGCACCTTGTGGCTTTAGGTCGACAAACGCTGGCAGTCCAACGCCTGGAAGAACAACAAAAATATTTGCAGAAGCAAACGGCGCTTGTGCGTGCAGAACTGTACCGGGCGGGAATTTCTGCGAAAGATGATGCGGGAGCAACTGCCCGTTTAGCCCGTGAAACATCACGTTATAACCAGGAATTGTCGAAACAGGAGGCGCGGCTGAAGCGACTGGGTGAAGCTCAGCGCAGGATGAATGCGGCGCGTGCCAGTTATGCCCGTTCGCTGGAGGTGCGCGATCGTATTGCAGGAGCCGGAGCCACTACCACGGCTGCAGGGCTGGCAATGGGGACGCCAGTGATGGCGGCAGTAAAAAGCTATACCAGCATGGAAGATGCCATGAAAGGTGTGGCAAAGCAGGTCAATGGTCTGCGTGACGATAATGGCAACCGCACTGCACGTTTTTATGAAATGCAGGATGCCATCAAGGCTGCCAGCGAACAGTTGCCGATGGAAAACGGTGCGGTGGACTTCGCTGCACTGGTTGAAGGTGGTGCGCGCATGAACGTCGCAAACCCTGACGACAGCTGGGAAGACCAGAAACGTGATCTGCTGGCCTTCGCCAGCACGGCAGCAAAGGCGGCAACAGCCTTTGAGCTGCCAGCGGATGAACTGTCAGAAAGTCTGGGGAAAATCGCCCAGCTCTACAAAATCCCTACCCGCAATATTGAACAGCTCGGCGATGCGCTGAACTATCTGGATGATAACGCCATGTCGAAAGGGGCAGACATCATTGATGTCATGCAACGCTTGGGCGGTGTGGCTGATCGTCTGGATTATCGTAAAGCGGCGGCTCTGGGCTCCACCTTCCTGACATTGGGCGCTGCGCCAGAGGTTGCAGCCAGTGCAGCAAACGCGATGGTGCGTGAATTGTCCATTGCCACCATGCAAAGCAAGAGTTTCTTTGAAGGGATGAATCTGCTGAAACTCAATCCTGAAGTGATTGAAAAGCAGATGACGAAGGATGCGATGGGAACCATCCAGCGCGTGCTGGAGAAGGTGAACGCACTGCCGCAGGACAAGCGTCTGTCTGCCATGACCATGTTGTTTGGTAAAGAGTTTGGTGATGACGCGGCGAAACTGGCAAACAACCTGCCGGAACTGCAGCGCCAGCTAAAACTGACAGCGGGCAATGATGCGCTCGGTTCCATGCAGAAAGAATCCGACATCAACAAAGACTCACTTTCTGCTCAGTGGTTGCTGGTCAAAACCGGAGCGCAGAACACCTTCAGCAGCCTGGGCGAAACGCTGCGCCAGCCGCTGATGGATATTCTGTACACGGTGAAAAGCATCACGGGGGCGTTGCGCCGCTGGGTGGAAGCTAACCCGGAACTGACAGGCACACTGATGAAAGTAGCGGCTGTTGTGGCTGCGGTTACCGTAGGCCTCGGCACCTTAGCGGTGGCGCTGGCTGCAGTTCTGGGGCCGCTGGCAGTGATCCGTCTGGGATTCTCTGTGCTGGGTATCAAAACGTTACCTTCCGTTACGGTAGCAGTAACTCGAACCAGCAGCGCGTTGTCCTGGCTGGCTGGCGCACCACTGGCACTGCTGCGACGCGGGCTTGCTTCATCGGGCAACGCCGCAGGTTTACTTACTGCGCCGTTGTCGTCTTTGCGCCGTACGGCATCACTGACGGGAAATGTCCTGAAAACTGTAGCAGGTGCGCCGGTTGCACTATTGCGGTCTGGATTATCCGCTTTACGTGCTGTTGCTGTGATGTTTATTAATCCTCTGGCGGTACTGCGCGGTGGACTGGCTGCCGTAGGCGCGGTGCTTCGTGTGCTTGCATCTGGTCCGCTGGCGATGCTGCGCGTTGCCCTGTATGCCATATCTGGTCTGTTAGGTGCTCTGCTCAGTCCGATAGGTCTTGTGGTTACTGCACTGGCGGGTGTGGCACTGGTTGTCTGGAAATACTGGCAACCCATCACCGCATTTCTCGGTGGCGTGGTGGAAGGATTCAAAGCAGCGGCTGGTCCCATCAGTGCTGCATTCGAACCGCTTATGCCCGTGTTTCAGTGGATTGGCGACAAAGTGCAGGCGCTGTGGGGCTGGTTTACTGATCTGCTGGCGCCCGTTAAGTCGACCTCTGCCGAACTACAGATCGCAGCGGCAATGGGGCGACGATTCGGGGAGGCTCTGGCGGAAGGGCTGAATATGGTCATGCATCCGCTGGACTCCCTGAAATCCGGCGTTTCCTGGTTGCTGGAGAAACTTGGCATTGTCAGTAAAGAGGCCGCAAAGGCAAAACTGCCGGAAAGCGTGACGCGTCAGCCACCTGTAACGGTGAATGCAGACGGTAAAGTGATGATGCCATCGGGTGGTTTTCCGTCATGGGGATATGGCTTTGCGGGGTTGTATGACAGCGGCGGGTATATCCCGCGCGGGCAGTTCGGCATTGTCGGTGAAAACGGGCCTGAAATTGTCAACGGTCCGGCAAACGTGACCAGCCGGAGAAATACCGCTGCACTGGCTGCGGTTGTCGCCGGAATGATGGGAGTTGCTGCCGCGCCAGCAGAGCTTCCACCGTTACATCCTTTGGCGCTTCCCGCGAAAGGCGGTAAAGCGATGGTGAGTCGCGCAGCTGCTGTGCCGCCCGTTCACCGGATTGAGGCACCGACGCAGATCATCATCCAGACGCAGCCAGGACAAAGTGCGCAGGATATTGCGCGGGAGGTGGCACGCCAGCTTGATGAACGTGAACGCAGGCTGAAGGCAAAAGCCAGGAGTAACTACAGCGATCAGGGGGGATACGACGCATGATGATGGTGCTGGGATTGTACGTGTTTATGCTGCGCACCGTTCCGTATCAGGAACTGCAGTATCAACGCAGCTGGCGACATGCGGCAAACAGCCGGGTAAACCGTCGTCCGTCCACGCAGTTTCTGGGACCGGACAACGACATGCTGACGCTTTCCGGTGTTCTTATGCCGGAGATAACGGGCGGCAGGCTGTCGTTGCTGGCTCTGGAGCAGATGGCAGAACAGGGAAAAGCATGGCCCCTGATTGAAGGCAGCGGCACGATTTACGGCATGTATGTGATTGAGGGACTGAATCAGACTAAAACGGAGTTCTTCCGCGACGGTATGCCGCGCAGGATTGAGTTCACCCTGTCGCTAAAACGCGTGGATGAATCCCTGTCCGATATGTTCGGTGATCTCAGTGCGCAACTGAATAATCTGCAGGGAACGGCAACATCTGCCTTAAGCGATATCAGTAAAACGGTGGGAGGGCTGCTGTCGTGAATTTCAGCTCTGAACTGCTTAACAAAGGCAACAAAACTCCGGCATTCAGCATCAGTATTGAAGGCAGGGATATCACCACTGTGCTGGACAACCGCCTGATGGGGCTGACGCTGACGGATAACCGGGGCTTTGAAGCGGACCAGCTTGATCTGGAGCTGGACGACGCCGATGGAAAAATCGTGCTGCCGCGCCGTGGTGCGGTCATTACGCTGGCGCTGGGCTGGAAGGGGCAGCCGCTTTTCCCGAAAGGGGCATTCACGGTGGACGAGATTGAACACACTGGCGCACCGGACCGCCTGACTATCCGGGCGCGAAGTGCTGATTTTCGTGAAACGCTGAATACCCGTCGTGAAAAGTCGTGGCACAAGACCACCGTTGGGGAAGTGGTGAAGGAAATAGCTGCGCGGCACAAACTGAAGATGGCACTGGGTAAAGACCTGTCAGATAAACCCGTGGAACATATAGACCAGACCAATGAGAGTGACGGCAGTTTTCTGATGCGGCTGGCGCGACAGTACGGTGCCATCGCGTCGGTGAAAAATGGCAATCTGTTATTCATCCGGCAGGGACAGGGCAAAAGCGCCACTGGTAAACCACTGCCGGTGATCACTATCACACGCAAGGACGGCGACAGTCACCGCTTTACCCTGGCAGATCGCGGAGCCTACACGGGCGTAATTGCCAGCTGGTTGCATACCCGCGAACCTGCGAAGAAAGAAAGCACCACGGTGAAGCGTAAGCGCAGGACCAAGAAGCAGAAGAAAGAGCCGGAAGCGAAGCAGGGCGATTACCTGGTGGGTACGGATGAAAACGTGCTGGTACTTAATCGCACTTATGCCAACCGGAGCAACGCCGAACGGGCGGCGAAAATGCAGTGGGAACGCCTGCAACGCGGCGTTGCGTCATTCTCGCTACAACTGGCGGAAGGACGGGCAGATCTCTACACGGAAATGCCAGTGAAAGTCAGTGGCTTTAAACAGCCGATAGATGATGCGGAATGGACTATTACCACCCTGACGCATACTGTCAGCCCGGATAACGGTTTTACGACGAGTCTGGAGCTTGAAGTGAAGATTGATGATTTCGAAATGGAATGATTCTTCGCAATGGAGAACTTTTAAGTTTTCAAAATGGAATAATGCGGTATCATTATTGTGAATTTAGCAAAAATGGGGAGAACTCGAAAAATGATGATTTGCCCACTGTGTGGAAGTGCCGCCCATACTCGCAGCAGTTTTCAGGTATCTTCATTGACCAAAGAGCGTTACAACCAGTGCCAGAACATTAACTGCAGCCATACTTTTGTTACCCATGAAACTTTTGTTCGTTCGATTGCAACGCCAAAAGAGTCAAATCCGGTTCAGCCGCATCCAATGAAATCAGGACAGGTGGCGCTCTCTCTTTGAGTCTGCCGCCAATTTGTCGCCATCATTAAAAAATAGTGCTTCTAACATCATGATTTTAAAAGGCATAAATTTCAGGCAACAAAAAACCCATCAACCTTGAACCGAAATGGCGGGGTTGATGGGCTCCACAAAATGGGGACATCAAAGAAAAGCAGTGGCACTAATTAAGACTGATGCCCTGCGGAAAAGTTCTGCGGTTGTGCAAAAAAATTTCATTTTCAGGGCAACTTCAGTTTTATCCTAATCCTGGCCATACCATGACGATGATTGTCCCTGCCAGCGTCAGCAGGACGTTGGCGATTGCATAGGTGCCCGCATAGCCCAGCGCCGGGATGTTACTGCGAGCTGTATCACTGATGATCTCCATTGCCGGCGCGCAGGTACGTGCGCCCATCATTGCGCCGAACAACAGCGCGCGGTTCATTCGCAATACATAAGCACCGAACAAGAAACAGATAACCACGGGCACCAGACTGACAATCAATCCGGCAATCAACATCTGACCGCCAATCGCGCCCAGGCCGTTATTAATACCGCTACCGGCGCTCAGACCAACGCCTGCCATAAACACCATCAAGCCGAACTCTTTCACCATGCTTAATGCACCCTGCGGAATGTAACCGAAGGTCGGGTGGTTAGCACGCATAAAGCCCAGCATAATTCCGGCGAATAACAACCCGGCAGCGTTCCCCATGCCGAAACTGAATGTGCTGAACTGGAAGGTGATCATCCCGATCATCAGCCCAATAACAAAGAAGGCGCAGAATGCCAGCAGGTCAGTGACCTGGCTGTGAATCGAGATAAAGCCGATGCGATCGGCGATGGTTTTTACGCGGCGGGCATCGCCGCTGACTTGTAAAACGTCACCTTTGTTAAGCACGACGTTGTCATCTATCGGCATCTCAATCTGGCTACGAATGACGCGGTTAAGGAAGCAACCGTGATCGGTCAACTTCAGTTGTGCGAGACGTTTACCTACAGCGTTATGGTTTTTAACGACCACTTCTTCAGTGACGATACGCATGTCGAGAAGGTCACGATCGAAAACTTCTTTACCGTTACGGAAGCTGGGATCGAGTCGGGCATGGGCGTCGGGATAGCCTACCAACGCTATTTCATCGCCCATTTGTAGCACGGCATCACCGTCTGGATTTGCCAGAATCCCGTTACGTCGAATACGTTCAATGTAGCAGCCGGTTTGTCGATAAATACCCAGTTCACGCAGATTTTTGCCGTCGGTCCAGGCCACCAGTTCCGGGCCGACGCGATAGGCGCGGATCACCGGTAAATAAACCTTACGGTTGGCATCAGTGTCCAGGCCACGTTCGCGGGCGATTTGCTGGGCGCTGGTCTGTAAGTCCTGATGCTGCAATTTCGGCAAGTAACGCGCACCAACAATCAAACTCACCAGACCGATTAAATAGGTTAAGGCATACCCGAGGCTCAGATTATCCAGTGCCAGTGAGAGCTGCCTGCTTTCCATGCCGGAATGACGCAGTGTATCGCCAGCACCGACCAGAACCGGTGTCGACGTCATAGAGCCTGCTAACATACCGGCCGTCAGGCCAATATCCCAGCCAAACAGCTTACCTAACCCTAAGGCGATCACCAGCGCACTGCCAACCATCACCAGTGCTAACATTAGGTAATTTTTCCCATCGCGAAAAAAAATGGAAAAAAAGTTCGGTCCGGCTTCGACCCCGACGCAGAAAATAAACAGCATAAAGCCAAGATTAAGCGCATCGGTGTTAATGCTGAAATGTTGTTGGCCTAATAACAGCGATACGACTAAAACGCCAATGGAATTACCCAGTTGGATCGAACCAAGTCGTAACTTTCCGAGACATAGCCCAAGCGCGAGGACCACAAATAATAACAGAATGTAATTCCCATTTAACAATTCGGCGACGTTTATATTCACGGAGGCTAACTTCTTGTTTACTAGTAAGCTGTTGAAAGAAATGGTAATTTACGATAATGTTTTTTACCAGAATTCAGGGCGCAGATTCATTCAGCGCACCTAAACGATAGTAAAGTAACAATATATTTTACTAGTGTAATCACATTAGGTATCAACGGCTATATGAATTGCGTTGGCCTATATTAGCATGGAATGCGAAGCGGCTTTATCTTACTGAACGCCACACTGGCGAAAAATGTGTTCGATAGACGCAGTGTCAGGAGGAACGAGTGAAACATAAACAACGTTGGGCGGGGGCAATCTGCTGTTTTGTCCTCTTCATTGTGGTGTGCCTTTTTCTGGCGACGCACATGAAAGGCGCTTTTCGGGCTGCCGGGCATCCTGAAATCGGCTTGCTATTTTTCATTCTTCCTGGAGCAGTCGCCAGCTTCTTTTCACAGCGTAGAGAAGTCCTGAAACCTCTGTTTGGCGCAATGCTGGCGGCACCCTGTTCGATGCTCATTATGCGGCTGTTTTTTTCACCGACGCGCTCATTCTGGCAAGAGCTGGCATGGTTACTAAGCGCGGTGTTCTGGTGTGCGCTGGGGGCACTGTGTTTCTTATTTATCAGTAGTTTGTTTAAACCACAGCACAGAAAAAATCAGTAAAGCCCTCAACGCGAGGGCTTGTCAGACGATCAGGCGTCCAGATTTTCTTTCACCCATGCAGCAAAATCGGTATAGCCGCCGATATGTTGCTGATCGACAAAAATCTGCGGCACGGTTTCTACGGGTTTACCTGCCTTTTGTTGTAGATCTTCTTTAGTGATCCCTTCCGCACGAATATCTACATACTGATACTGAAAATCATCGCGTTCATTGCTCAATTTCTCAGCCAGATCTTTTGCACGCACACAGTAAGGGCAACCCGAACGACCAAAAATAACGGTTTGCAT